CACCAGTGTTATTTCCGAGCAGACGAACTTTCCGTCACCGTCTTCTGACACTATCCCGCCGCATTCCACCTCGTAATACGCTGTTTGACCGTTGTTCGGGTAATACTGCCAAGTCTGCCACAACTCGTGGCATGCGTGGAAACCACTCTCGCAAAGCTCTATTATGCCTTCATGTTTGTAGGTTTTGCCTGGTTCGTAGACGAAACCTTTGCAGGACAGTGTGCCGTCCTCGCTTCTGTTAAATCCTTTGTAAGCTTTCATTATTTACTCGTTTTGTTTTTATGCGGCAAAGATACAAAAAGTTTTTGGATTACGCAACATTATTCTTCAACAATTTCGCCTTTTGTGTTGATTTTTAACCATTTACCATCAATCTTAACCCTTGCTAAACCTTCGTGGAAATCCCATGCGTCATCGAACCACTGTTCTGACAACAGTTTGCCTTCGGTGTCAATAAAGTTCCACTTGCCGTTGAGCTGAACCATTGCGAAGCCTTCGTAAAAACTCCATGCGACATCGAACCACTGCTCTGACAGCAGACCTCCTTCAGTATTGATGAAGTTAAACTTTTCGTCTAGTATGATAACAGCGAAGTCGTCATAAAAAGGCCAAGCGAAACTGAACGTCTGGATATGCGACATGTCAACTTCTTTCACTAGTTTGATTTCCGAGCATACGATTTTGCCATAATCATATGGGGATTCTATGATTTCCCCTCCGCATTCAACCTCGTAGAAAGCGTTGTGCCCGTTGTTCGGGTAGTAGTACCATACTTGATGCAGTTCGTGGCACGCGTGGAAACCTCTCCAGCAAAGTTCAATTTTACCTTCATGTTTGTATGTTTTCCCTGGCTCGTAGACGAAACCTTGGCATGACAGTGTGCCGTCCTCGTTCCTGTTGAATCCTTTGTAAGCTTTCATTATTTACTCGTTTTGTTTTTACGCCGCAAAGATACGAAAAGTTTTTGGATTACAAAACGTTTTGGTGAGTTTTTTTCTAACAAACGCAAATTGTTGATATTTATGGTTAAAACGTTTTGTTTGATTATGCCGGGAAACAGACTTACACCAGTTACGCGAAACAAGTTGTTTTACAGTCAGGACGATTTCATGCTCGAGACTGATATCGCAGCCGAGTATCTTGAAGGTGACACCAACCAGACCATAGTGCTTTACGAGGTTGACAGGGTAAAAACAAACATAGACGATGTTTACAAAGAGTCTGACGAGGGGAACATACGTTTCAAGCCGCCACGCGAGATTCCTTGCCTTTTTGAGATTTCAGGACAACAGATGAGGTCATATGACAAGCAGACAAACAACGGTGTTTATCAGATTTCGGGAAACCTCAAAGCTTATGTCATGACGAGGACTCTTGAGAAATACAAGTGTGACATCAAAAGGGGTGATTATATCGGGGTACTTATAGACACTAACGTCATGGCCTACTTTGTTGTGACAAACGACGGAAAAGTGAATTACGAGAACGCGAACTATATCGGAGCTTACAAAACGGCATGGAGGGTTATCGAGGCCACTCCGTGTGACACTGAATTCAAAGGTATCTGACAGTTATGGCAAAATTTGACAGGGCATATATGGACAGGGTTCCCCTCAAATCCAAGAGGAGAGGTTACGCCCAACGTGTTTCTTACCAAAACAGGATAACGGACAGCGAGCCGCTCGTTCCGAAATGCGTTACTTATGAGGATATAGACAAGTCTTTCTTCGATTTCGCGGAGAATGAGCTTGCTGTTAACGTTCAGGGTGTGTCGTTTCCCACTTTCAAACTTTTCAGCAACCAGCGTTTCAGTGAATACTCTCAGACATGGAAACATACGGACCAAAACGGTAACCTTATAGTGAACTTCAAGACCGTATCCAGAGAGAGCAATCCCAAAAAAGGAGAGCAACAGGGAGGTTATTACAACATTCCGGGCGAAAGATGGTATGAGTACATGAGGAGAGATGTTCTTGAGGACAACGGTGACGAGAGTCTTGAGGTGTATTCCGTGAGACAGCCTTTCGCGGTTGATTTGGTTTACAAAGTTCATGTCATCGCGTCAAAGTTCGAGTATCTGAACATGTTCAACATGAAGGCGCATGATTTGTTCAAGTCAAGACAGTGTTACATACGTCCGAACGGCCATTTTCTTCCAATGACTATTGAGGACGTTTCCGATGAGAGTGAGCATGAGCTGAACGAGAGGAAATTTTTCAGCCAATGCTTCACAATACGTGTCATGGGTTATATCACAAGACCGGAGGATTTGAGGATACAGAAGTATCCGAAAAGGGTTTCCGTTTCAGTTTTGGCTGGACATCGTCAGAAACACGAAAGGGTTGCTGTTTACGAGACGGAAGGTCTTGTCGGCTCTCCCATAGACGTTGAGATGAAATTCCCGAATGGAGAGGGAGGAAGAACCATATCGTTCACATTGGACACTGATATGAAAGTCAATGTGATAGATTCAGAGAATGTAAGAAGCATGGTTATTAAATTGGACGGGGTTGAAATAAACCAGAACATATCTTTTTCAATACTATACGGAACAGAAGTCAACATAACCATAGTGAGCCGTTATGACAGTTCGGCGGAATCGTCGGTTACGTTTTCAGGTGAAACGCTAAAATGCAAACACAAAGAAGACGAGTCTGAAACAGTTCAGACGGAATAGACGGTTTAAACTAAGCACTGAAAGAGCGGAGCGAAAGAAGTGCCGCAAAGCGTGCGTGCGCACGCGCGCGTAGTATTGTTTAAATAATAAATATCTTACCGCTTGATGTTACGAGTACGTATACGTGTAATAGGTAAACGTACTACAGGTTAATTCATTTCATTTACATTACATGAATTAACTATTTAAACTAAAACGTTTAGTTACCATACTTAAAACATAACTGTCAATTATACTTTAATATTTAAAATATATGGGAACGATTTCAAGAAACATGACCATAGGCGAAGTTTTTTCAGCGTTGGGCGCTTTGGAGGAAATTTTCAGGTTTGACACGGTTTACCCCGTACAAGTGGCGTGGAAAATGGTTGTCGCGAAAAGAAAACTCGGAGATGTCGCTGATTACGCTTTGGCGAGACTTGGAAAACTCATTGATGGCTTCGGTGAAAGGGAACTTACTGAAAATGAAAACATTGTTTACCAAAGTGTGATGATGTCATATGTTGAAGTTGAAATACCAGGATTCAGTGAGGAAGAGTTTACGCAAGTATGTGGAAAAGTGGAAGTTACAACCGAAACTGTGGAAGGTCTGATGGCCTTGTGTACCGAGTGACGAATTTTGGAGTCCTGCGGTACATTTTTCAACGAATGTGATATTTATAATAAGCGGGCAATTGGCTCTTTTGTGTATTTGTTATTTTCTCGGAAAAGAAAGCTTCCATAAAAAACTAAAACACAATAAGATAACCAATAGTCATAAAAACAATTTGGAAAACATAATTTTTAAAAGTGAAAAAAAATATGGCAAACAACAACAGAAGAAGGATGCACTCTTCGCCTGGTGTGTATTTCAGCGAGGCTGAGCTTACATATTCAGCGAAATCTTTGGGCATCACCACTTTGGGTGTGGCTGGTGAGACACTCAGGGGTCCTGCGTTCCAGTCTATTCCGGTTGAGGACTGGAGACAATACCAGACCTATTTCGGCGGAACCAGCACTGAAAAATTCAAGGGAACACAGTATCCCAAATACGAGCTTCCTTATATCGCAAAGAGCTATCTTGAGCAGTCACAGCAGCTTGAGGTTGTCAGAGTATTGGGATTGTCAGGAGTCAACGCTGGACCTGCTTGGGTTATTACTGCAGAGTTCGTTGAAAACGGCGTGTCATGTGACAGTGGTGAAAACGGCTCCGGTTCAGGCGAAGAAGGCAAGAAATACGTGGTTGCCGTTCTCCGTTCAAGAGGTGAGCATAAGAAAAGCGTGTTCAAATCACCTGCTGACCCTGAACATGGCATATGCGAGGATAAATATGAGTTCGATGGTATCGAGTATTACGCTGACGAAGTGGAAATGGTGCCTTCAAGCTCATTGACACTCGGCAACGACTGCAATCCTGGTTTCGACCAAACGACAGGTTGCTTCAATATCAGCTCAACCGATTACGGCACATTCACACTTGTGGTGAAAAAGAATGGCGAAGAGGTGAACAGGTTCTCTGTTTCTTTGAACGCCGGCGCGAAGAACTACATGGTTTCAGTTCTTGGTACAACCGCCGAAAAGGGCGATGCCGAGATTTATGTTGAGGAAATGTACGATGTCGCGTTGAGACAGCTTATCGAGAACGGAAGTGTGAATGTCATCAACAAGAACATTGTGAAGTTCCCTCAAGTCTATATGGTTCCGGCTTACAAGCCTGTTAACGACTTGTTGACAATGGATGACTCCAATCTTACAAGAAAGAACGTCGGTATGAGATATCTTTATCAGGAGTCCGAGTGGAACGCTGTGAACACTGACATGGAAGACGGTTCAGGTTCCGGTTCAGCTGAAGGAGCTGGTGATATTATTTACGACCCGGAAAGCAAAACTTTTGTGAAACCAGAGGAAGGAAAGATTTACACTGTTACATATATCACCATCAACAACCGCAGAAAGAACGTTTATGTTGCTACTGAAGACAAACTCAATGAAGTGAGCGCGACTATTGAGGACGGTTTCGAGTTTGTTGAGTGTGTGAAATGCAAAGGCGATGGTTTGATGTATGTCATGAGCGAAGGTAAAGTTGTTCCGGTTACACTTGATATGAACAACTACAAGGAACAGTACAGATACTCATCAACACCTTGGGTGGTTTCCGAGCTCAAAGGCTCTGCAGAGAATGTCGAGCTTAACAAGTTGTTCAGATTCCACACGATTTCTGACGGTAACACATCAAGCACGGAAATTAAGGTTTCTATTGCGAATATTGACCCGACTTACGGCACTTTTGATGTTCTTGTTCGTGATTTCTATGACACTGACAACTCACCGGTTGTTTATGAGCGTTTTGTGAAATGCACACTTGTTCCGGGTGACCAGAACTATGTGGCTTTGAAAATCGGTTCGTTTGACGGCACTTATTCCGCTGTTTCAAAATACATCACTGTCGAGGTGAATGAGAATGACAACACCAGGATGTCCATTCCTGCTGGTTTCCTTGGTTATCCTGTGAGGGATTTCAAAAACGGTATCGGAATCGGTGTGAGCGAGGACGCTCTCGGACTGGATGTTTACATGCGTTTCAACCAGGATGTTGACGAGGATATCAAACCTAATCGCCAGTATTTCGGTGTTTCCAACAGGACTGGTATTGATGAGGACATGTTCCGTTACAAAGGCGTTAACGCTTATTATGGTATGCCTTCCTCTTTGACTCCTTGTTTCCACCTGGATTCAAGAATTATCAACGGTACACCTGATGCTGATGGTGTTATTACCGATGAATACAACAACGAAATCAAACAGACTGTTTCTGTTGACGGAGTTAAGGGTTACTCATGGGTTACCGTTGGACAGGGAAATGTCACAGAAATGGGTATTGAGCCTAGAATCGGAACCGAGGACGAGATGGTTGGGACTATTTACGAGAACAAGGCGTTCCGTAAGTTCACCATGGCGTTCTATGGCGGATGGGACGGTTGGGATTATTACAGGGCATCAAGAAGTAACACCGACGAGTTCACATACAGCAAGTACAAAGGCGCTATCAACTACGACAGCGGTTTCGGAAAGATGTTCAACGTGATTTCAGACCCTGAGGAATATGAGCTCGAGAGCACTCCGAAGTCTTTGAATTCAGACTATTACGCTTACCTTAGCGCTATCAGACAGTTGTCCAATCCGAAAAATATCGAAATCAATGTTTTGGCTACACCTGGTATCGACTATGTGAACAACCTGATGCTTGTCGAGGATGTCATTGAGATGGTTAACGACAGGGCTGATGTTCTTTATGTTGTCACAACTCCTGACAAACCGAGCGGTGCCGGTGACTCTGTGAGCGAGATGTATACTCCTCAGGATGCGGTTTGGAACCTTGAGGATACCGAGATTGACACCAACAGGGCTTGTACATACTATCCTTGGGGAAAATACTTTGACGCTGACAACAGCCAGTATGTGTTCCTTCCTATCACAAGGGACGTGGTGAAGAGTATCGCTTACACTGACAACATTGCTTTCCCGTGGTATGGTAACGCTGGTTGGGACAGAGGTAACGTGAGTTGCGTTGCTCCTAGAAAGAAGCTTAAAGTTGGCGAGCAGGACACTCTGTACGACGGACGTATCAACTTCGTCAATTCATTCGCCAAGGAAGGAGACAGGATTTGGGGTGACAAGAACCTTCAGGTAGAGGAAACACAGATGAACAGGATTTCAAAGAGAAGGTTGATGCTCCGCATCAAGAAACTTTGCGAGAACGCTTGTATCGGTCTGTTGTTCAACCCGAACGACGCTGCTACCGCTCAGAGTTTTAGGTCAGCCGTTACGCCTATCCTTGAGAAAATCAAAGGTGACCGCGGTATTGTCGATTTCAGGATTGAGGTTGACGACAGTGTCGAGGCCAGGGAGAGACTTGAGTTGCCGGCTGTTATCTATATCAAGCCGACCAAGCTGCTCGAATACATCGACATCAAGGCTGTGGTTACAGCACAGGGTGTAAGTTTCGAATAAGAGACGAAAACCTGAAAAAGAAAAAGCCCTTCCGGAAAAGAAGGGCTTTTTTGTTTTGAATCGTAGCGGCTTTTGCAACGGCCGTTTCGTCATGTTAGTTAATTTCCTTTTTGTTAGAAAGAAAGGATGCAATAGTAAGGCTGGATTGTGATGTCGATGGTTGCCAGCGCGTCATCACCGTAAGAGAGGTCTCCAAAGTTCACCTCGGTAATCATTGCGGATTTGATAATCCATTGGGAAATTGCCGTGCCTGTTGGGTCAAGCATTTCAAGTATGAGGTCGCGTTTGTAAGCCACCGCGTAACCCTGTCTTCCTGTTACGGATTCAGAATGCAGACGTACCCATTCCATAACCGCTTGTGAGGCGGAAGGACCGATAGGGTCTCTGAGTTGCATTGTGATTGTATCCCATTTGTAACGGCCGATAACATATGAGGAAGTGTTGAGAAATGGAATCTCTGTGCTTCCTTGTGAGAATT